GAGTGTTGCCGAGTACAAAGAGCGAGCCGCACGACAAGAGAGTACTGGGCCGGTGGAGCGAGCCGCGCGTGCTGAGAGTGCCGATGCGTAGGAGCGAGCCGAGCGTCGGGAGAGTACTGTGAAGCTCGAGCGAGTCGACCGAATAGAGCGAGCCGCAGTCCGTGAGAGTGCCGCTAAGGCCGAGCGAGCCGATGGGCGAAGAGGACGAGCGAGCCTAAAGCCGCGAGAGTACCGAGGTTACAGAGCGAGCCGGCCAGCGCGAGAGTACCGGAGGCCGCGAGCAAGCCGTGGCGCACGAGAGTACCGGGGTGTCGGAGCGAGCCGTGTGGTGAGAGAGTGTCGCGAAGAGCGAGCGAGCCGATGGGCCTGAGGGTGTCGAAGAGGACGAGCGAGCCGGACCTTGAGAGAGTATCGAATCGCGCGAGCGAGCCGTTCTCCTAGAGAGTGCCGAATCCTCAGAGCGTTCATGATCCTAACAGGAGGAATGGACACATGTCACACCATGACGAAGTACTAGGAATCATCAAGGACGCCGAAGGCGATCTATCTGCCGCGGCGGAAGTTGTCTACAAGACGAGAACGTTAGCGATCTACGCGATCCTTATTGGGTTGCAGACCTTGATGAGAAAAAAGCGCGCCACGCGTAGGCGTGAATTGCGTAGTGAGGTCCAGCCGCAGTTTAAGCCGGGGCGCGTCACGGGTTCCGTCGTGTTGACTGAGCCTGCGAAGAAGCGGCTGCTGTCAATCACGCAGAGGCTCTTCGGCGACGACGGCTGGATGATAGGAGAGATCAATCTTGGCGTCATGACGAAGGAAGGCTTGCTCGCGCAGGCGCAGAGCGAGCGGGCGTCCGCGCACGGTTCGCTGCGGAACGCTGAGTTCTATGAAGCTCTTGCGGCTCCGCTGCAGCCCGGTCAGCTCGTCAAAGACTATTGGAGGCCGGAAGAAGCGAGCGAGGTCCGGGGCAAGATATGGAAGGACACCGAGAGTCGTCGCGCTGCTCTAAGGTGATAGGTTTATAGTCGTGCAGCGGGAGAGTACCGTGGCTGCGGAGCGAGCCGCTGCCTGGGAGAGTATCGGCAGGTGTGAGCGAGCCGTGATCGTGGAGAGTATCACCGCCGACGAGCGGGCCGACCGTGCTGAGAGTATCGTAAAGTACGAGCGAGCCGGGTGAGCAGAGGGTCTCGCGACGTAAGAGCGAGCCGTCGTGAAAGAGGGTGCCGAAGAGCACGAGCGAGCCGACCGCGGCGAGAGTACCGCCGGTTCGGAGCGAGCCGAGTTCCAGGAGAGGTATCGGATGTCTAGAGCGAGTCGTGCGCAAGGAGAGTACCGGACTCCTCGAGCGAGTTGAAACAAAAGAGAGCACCATAAATGGCTGAACGCACTGCTCCCATCGCTGGACAGACAGACGTAGCGACGCAGGTCCCATCGCCATCGCTACCGAGGGACTCCTCGGCCAATGCGACTGGTGCGTGGGGTCCGCTGCAAGTTCTTACTCCTGGAATGACGTTTCGAGAGATCGGCGTCACCGGTCTCCGCGCGTTCGGAGGGTGGGTCAGAGAGGAGTTCCTTCCAAACCTCGTTGGCCGCCAAGGTGCACAAAAGTTTCGCGAAATGCGCGATAATTCGCCGACCATTGGAGGTATTCTCTCCGTGATCGAGGCAACGTTACGCAAAGTGGAGTGGCGCGTCGAGCCTGCGGACGACTCGGCGCCGGCGCGGGAGATGGCTGAGTTCGTCGAGCAGTGCATGGACGACATGACCGGGACGTGGGAGGACACGGTTGCCGAGGCGCTGTCGATGGTCACCTTCGGCTTCGCGCCGCTTGAGTTGGTCTACAAGAAGCGGCTCGGGAGCGACCCAGGCGAGGACCCTGACAACCCTGGCGAGGAGCTGCCGAAGTCGAAGTACGACGACGGCAAGGTCGCGTGGCGGCGCATGCCGCTGCGGTCGCAGGACACGATCCTCAAGTGGTTCTTCGACGTGAACGGCCAGGCGCGCGGGCTGACGCAGCAGCCGTGGACCGGGCCGCTGATCGACATTCCGCTGGAGAAGATGCTGCTGTTCCGCGCGCGACCGTTCAAGAACAACCCGGAGGGGTTGTCGGTTCTGCGTAACAGTTACGTCCCATTTTACTACTCCAAGCGCATGCAGGAGCAGGAGGCGATCCTCGCCGAGCGGCTGGGCGGCGTGCCTGTGATCTACATCCCTAGCTCGCTGCTGGAGGCGGCGTCGCGCGGCGACGCGAGGTCGGCGGCCGTGGTCGAGGAGTACAGGCGGATCGCGCGCAACGTGCGGATCGACGAGCAGATGGGCCTGGTGCTGCCGAGCGATATGTGGACTGGCGCGAACGGTCCCAGCGGCGCGGCGCAGTACCGGTTCGAGCTGGTGACGCCGCAGCACCGCGGCGGGAGCGGGTTCGACTTCGACAAGACAATCACCCGCTACAACGTGCAGATGATGACGAGCACGCTGACGGACTTCCTGCAGCTCGGGCACGAGGCGCGTGGCACGCAGTCGCTAGCGCTGAGCAAGACCGACATGTTCTTTCAGGCCATCGAGGGCTGGCTGAACTCTATGGGCTCGACGTTCGACCGCTACGCTGTGACGCGGCTGTGGCGGCTCAACGACTTCGACGACGACTTGATGCCGACGATCCAGCCGGACCTGGCGCAGCGGGTGGACCTCGACGTGCTGTCGCAGTTCGTGCTGCGGCTCTCGCAGGCCGGCATGCCGCTGTTCCCGGACGAGGAGCTGGAGTCGTACATCCGGGACGCGGGCGGGATGCCGGATGTGGCGGACGAGCGCGCACTGCAGGTCATGGGCATGACGGACGAGCAGATCGAGCTGGAGCGGCAGAAGGAGGAGGAGGCGCTGGCGCAGACGCAGGCGCGCACCGAGCAGATGCAGAACCCGCCACAGCCGCAGCTCCCGCCGCCAGGCAAGCAGACGCCGCTGCAGAAGATGATCGCCGCGTCGTGGGCGAGGCGGCAGCGCTACTACTCCGGGCCGCGGTTCGGCGTGAGCACCAAGAAGCGGCACCGGCACCGCAAGCCTGCGAGGCCGCGCGCATGATCACCCGGCGATGGTTCATGATCGGCTCCACTGCGGCCATTTCTGTTGCCAGCATGACGGGCGAGGATGCGCTGCGAGCGTTCGCGGGGGGGCTGCAAATCCAGCCGGTGCCGGCCGCGCACGCCTACAAGATCCGGCGCATTTATGCCCTCGACGTCATCCCTGTCGAGTCCGATGTCGAGCCGGCAGAAGCGATTCAGGTAAAAATCTACCATGGGGCGGCGCGGGATCCGCTACTATCGTTTCACTTGAGCAGCCAATCATACTTGCGGTGGAGCGCGCCATACCGCTACGAGTTGGTTTTTTCGAATAACGACTACGCGAGGCTCGAATGGGTCGGAAGTCTCGGCGTCGGCGAGATCAATTTGTTCGTTGAGGATGACGGGGTGCAGTACCTCGAAAAACACTCGTTTCCATTTAATGGTCCGGCGCAGATAATCCCGATGATGGCGGCGTGACCTACTCCGGCAAGTGCGTCGGCGGCCCGTGGGACCGGCGCATCATGGCGCATGAGGGGAAGGTGTACCAGGTGGTGATGCGGCCGAGGTTGGCGGTCGCGTCCGGGTCATCGGAGCCCGCCGTCATGCGGTGCGGGACATACAAGTGGCAGGACGACCTGTGGTTCTGGTTCGGGCCGGACTACCGGGGAACGTAGGGAGGAGGTAAAATGTTGGTGAAGAGTCCGACGCGGAGACAGGGGGAAAAGAAGCTGGAGATCACGCAGAGACAGAGGGACAAGAGGCTGGAGATCACGCTCTTGTACTTGTCGGACCTTCTCGAGCACATGGACTCGCGGTTGGTCCAGATGGAGAATCACCTAAGGCAGGTGGAAGAGCAGCAGAAGACGATAATCAATTTGGCTGGGAGTATCCGATACATAGCGTCAGAGTTTGCCAAACAACAAACAAAGAAGGAAGGAAACGTGCCATGACTGGCGGAGCATTAGTTAATTTCCTGGTGGTGATCCTGGAGCTGATCGCCATCGTGGCGATCCTGTACGCGGCGGCGCCGAGATTGGCGCCGGACCCGACGCTGCTGCAGATCGCCAAGATAGCGATAGGCGTGGGCGCGCTGGTGGTGTTCATCCTCGCGGTGGCGAACGTGCTGGGGTTCGGCGGCCAGGCGCTGGTGCTGAATCCATGGTCGATGTTCGCCGTAGCGATAGCAGTGATAGTGGTGCTCGTCGTGGTTTACATCATCAACTGGGTTGTGGACTTTTTCCAGGTGCCGTTTGCGGACGGTATCAAGTTTGTGGTCGGTGCAATCGCGTTGATTGCGATCCTGGTTGCGGTTGGCTCGGCGCTGACGGGAGGCGGTCTTCAACTCGGCAAATTCAGGACTGGAATTGTATCCACCGCAGTCTATCATTACGGATGAAGCCGCGTGGTCAGAGAGTACCGTAGAACATGAGCGGCGGCACATTATTATGAGGCCAGAGTGATCAGGGAGATCGCTGCCTGGGTGTCGCTAGCCGGCATAGCTTTGCTCCTGTTCGTGTTCGTGATCCCGATGAGCACCACCCTCAGGCACAGGATTGATGTAGTTCAGGCGGAGCGGATCATGTTTGTTGGGACCGGCTTGTTCGTCGTTCCGCTGATGGTTGTTGGCCTGCAATGCATATGGTGGGAGTGAGTAACCATGCGCGCGTGGTGGAGGTGGAAGATCCAGCGCGACCCAGGCAGCCCGCTCTTGCCGGCGCTGGTGATCCTCATCGCGGTCTGGGTCGCGGTCATGATCTGGTGGACCGGTGCGCTATAGGGCCGAGTACTTCCTGGTCCTGATGGCCGTGCTGCTGACGATGATGATCGTGTTGTGGCTCATTGGCGAGCCGCAACCATTGCCATAGAGGAGGGACGGGGATGACAGACGAGGCGACAGCCTACGACCAGAAGCAGGACAGGCGCATCTCCGACGTGAGGAACGACCTGCAGGCCGACATCGCCGGGCTCTCGATGCGGGTCAACGCGCTCAAGAGCGCCGTGGCTAGGATCGAGGAGAAGCTCGGGAAGCTGGAGCCGCTGGAGGGCCTAGCCCAGTTTGCGGACGAGCTGCACCACCTGCTCGGCGAGGTGAGGACGTGATGGGGCAGATAGCACGGACGCTATCTGCGACGGCAATTCGCAAGGGGCAGCACTTGCGCATCCGGAAGCCGGACGGCAGGTGGGACTTCAAGGGCGTCGAGCCGTGCCTGATGTCCGATCCAAAGTGCCTTGGCAACGCGATGGAGGACGCGGAGGAGCGCCGCATGTTCCGTGTCTACTTCCGCGAGCAATGGTAGTGCGGTTCCTGTCCCTCGCACTCGTCGTCGTCGCGATGGCGATCATGCTCACCGGGTCGCACCGCGCCGCCGCGACGGCGTTCCTCTTCCTGGTGATCCTGTGGCACGGCGTGGAGCTGGCCGTCGGCGGCGGCGACCCGAGGAACAAGCAATGAAGGACGCAAAGCCGAAGTACGTCGACTACATGATCTTGGACCAGAACGGCCGCTCTGGCCCGCTGCCTGTCGTCCACAGCACGGCGCGCCACCTCTACAGCGCCAAGGCCGATATGGCCCGCGAGATGTGCAGGATCGGAATGATGGCCGCGCTCCAGGAGAAGCACGGCGAGGACGAGAAGCAGCTGTTCCTGACGCCGCGCGAGGTGGTGGACCGCGCGTGCGAGATCGCCGACCTGGCGGTAGACGCGTTTGAGGAGCGCGGCTGGCTGGCCGAGCTGCCGACCTTCGACGAGATGAAGGCGGAGATCGAACGGAAGGCCGATCTGTCGGGCTACGGCATGCCGCTTCGATCGGCCATGGGTGTCAAGAAGGGCACCTAGTGGCCAAGGGCCCGCGCGCCGCGCGGCACTACCAGCGCAAGGACTCGCCGCTGCGGCTGATGGCGGATCGCTGGCGCCCGGCGATCCGCAGGGACGTCAAGGCGTCGCTGCTGCACCTCGGCGAGCTGGTGCCGCGGGAGCGCTCAGTCCGCTACGCCAGGGCGGGCGATTGGGCGGCGTTGAAGGCTCATATCAACTGGCTGCACTTCCGCGAGGTGCTCAAGGCGCCGTTCTCGCGGATCATCAAGCTGCGGCACGTCGCGGCCGAGCACGGCGTGCGGAAGATCAACGGAAGTTTCTCACAGGCGCGCCGTAGGGTGCGCTTTGCGAAGTCGGCGCCGGCCGTCCCCCTGCTGGTCGGCGCCGGCGGCGGCGGCGAGCAACCCCCAACCCCTGTCCCCCCGGTGCTCGCCGTCGCTCATGTTTTGGGGTACAATAATGACGCGCTCCAGGCCTCGGCTAGCCTTGCCAACCCTGATCTCGCCTCACCACGCCGCACCTTAGATGAAACGGTCTCCAAGGCTCTTGGGGACCGTTTCAATTTTGACATAGCTGACAGTGAAACGCAGGACGCGATCCGCGCGGCGCAAGAGGAGATGATCGCGGATCTGGAGGCGGCCGCGCGCGACGCCATTGACACCATCATCCGGGACGGCGTGGCGGAGGGGTTGGACGCGGACGAGATGGTCGACGACATTCGCGAGCTGATCGGGCTGACCGATCGGCAAGCGCAGGCCGTCTTGAATTACGAGAACATGCTGCACGAGCTCGACCCGGCCGCGCTGGAACGGCAGATGCGGAACGTGGACTACGACGCGGCGCTAGAGGACGCCATAGACAGCGGCGTTGAGCTGTCGGACGTCGCGATCAGCCGCATGGTCGGCGACTACCTCGACAACGCGCTGGATGCTCGGGCCGAGATGATCGCGCAGACCGAGAGCGTGCGCGCGGTGTCCGACGGGCTGAGCGACGCCTACCAGCAGGCGGTGGACCGCGGTGTGCTGCCAGAGGGTGCTGTCACGCGGTACTGGCAGATCGCGTTGGACGAGAAGACGTGCCCGGTCTGCGAGTCGATCCCAGACATGAACCCGGACGGCGTCGGCGTCGGCGAGCCGTTCCAATCCATTGACGGGCCGATGGACGACCCGCCGGACCCGCACCCGAATTGCCGCTGCTCGGTCGACTACATCACGGACATGGGCGCGGTGGCGGCTGAGGAGGAAGAATGAGCCTGTCCGTCGAGCGCGCCGCCGTCGACCGCGTGAAGCAGTTGGAGCTGGAGAACACCGAGCTGATGAGCGAACTGCAGCGCGTGTACGGCGAGCTTGACCGCATGCGCCACGGCTTGACCGCGATCATGGACATGCCGTTCGAGCCGGCGGCGAAGCTGGCGCGCGTGACGCTGCGCATGGGGCACGGCTGATGCTGACGTTCCGCGATGCCATCGTGAAGTATTCGGAGGACCAACCGCGCGAGCCAGCTGGCAGTCCCGAGGGTGGCCAGTGGTCTGGTGGCGGCGGTTCCGGCGGCGGTGGCAGCGAGACAGGGAATTTGGTGAAATGGTCGACTGTCGAGACTGGAGATAAAGTTAGCGGCCTTGAGGTAACAGACAACATTCCGAATATGAGCTCGATTAGTGCTTCTCTTGGTAGCCAATACGAAATCTTAGATGGTGTGCGAAGCGTTCCAGTTTCTGACTTCAAGGACAGCGGCAAGCCATCATTTTACTCGGCCACGGAGGGAGATCGCGTTCGGTCCTTGGCGGCGGAGATAGATTCGAATGGCTATATTGACCCGCTAATTGTCGTTGTTGAGCAGCACAATATGAAGGAAGGCCCATACGTCCTTGAAGGCGGCCATCGGTTCGACGCGTTAAAATTGCTGGGAAAAAAACAATTTCCAGCTTTGGTGGTTGTTGACACCGAGCGAAAGGTTGCGAAGGCGTTCCAGGAAGCGCTGCAGGACGTCGGCGCGCCGATCACGCCGATCAAGGGCTCGAAGGCGCCGCCGGACGCGACGCGGTCCCAGTGCGCGCTGACCGGCGACCCAGTCGTCGACGCCGTCATCAACGGGCCGACCACCAGCCACAACATCGACCACCCAGTGATCGACCGCAGCTACGACGTGCCATATGGCTCGGGCGGCAGCGACCCGCTGGAGGACCCGACGACGTTCGTGGACCGACACGTGCCGAGGACGCTGACCGTCGGCGACGTGACGTTCGATCCCGCCGAGCCGTGGCTGGTGCACGAGAACGTCGAGCAGTCGGTGATGGAGAAGCTGACCACGTCCGGCTGGGACGACGAGGAGGCGTACCGCGTCGCGCACTTCTGCTTCGCGCAGGTGGCCGAGCACGCGTGGTACGCGGCGCATGGCATCGATCCGAAGGCCGCGGAGGGCGTCGAGAAGCCATGGCTCGCGCAGATCCAGCACGAGGACCCGGAGCACCCGCCGCCGAACCTCTACTCCAAGCCGTACCCGCACAGCGACGTGACGTTGGCGCAAGGCGAGCCGGTGCCAGAGGCCAGGCCGAGCGACGATGAGGTCGCGCGCGGCCGGGCGCTGATCGCGGCGGCGTACGAGGTGCCGCTCGGCAAGGCCGGTGAGTACGATGAATCACAACATCCGCGGGACGAGCACGGTAAGTGGACCAGCGGCGGCGGGTCATCCGATCAATTGACCGGCGAGGAGGTGGATGGGCTGCACCAGATCGTGGCGGGCGGCAAACTCAACGATATCGCTGCCAAACTTGATGAGTCTCATGATGACCTGGAGATGGCATCGAGCGGTGCCAAAGAGATGAGTGCTGATGCTGAATCTCACTTGCGCGAGGAGGGGGAACCGGATCCAGACCTAGAGAGAGATGTGGTGGGGGCGCAGCGGGATGCCGCGGCGGCGGCGCTAAGGACCTATAAGCACCTGAAGACGATGGCTGATAGATCTGCTGCTGTTTTGCGCGCCTACGAGCAGCGACTGGCCTCACACGGCATTGGTTCGATCAAGAAGGGCGATAGCGCGGAGACGCCGTCCTACAAACTGCGCCGTGCGCTGCATGACTACTTGAGCAAGAACGTCTCGCCGCAAGCCGCGGCCATCATGGCGCCAGAGGTGGCGGCCAGAACGGAGCAGAAGGCCATGGAAGTCCTCGACGACCGCGTTAGGGATGCGCTGCGGAAGCATGATGCCAAGTCACTGGAGGCGTTCGAGGTAATCCTCGACCGCATCTCGAAGCTGCAGCCGGCCGCGGGCGACGTGCACGCGCCGACGGCGCTCGGCAACGACAAGAAGGGCAAGCGCAAGAACTTCAAGGCGCTGCTCGAGGAGCGCAGGCAGAAGCCGAAGGACAAGGAGGAGGTCGACAAGTCCGCCGAGCAAGGCGAGCCGTGGGAGGTCGAGGTCGTCGTCACCAAGGCCGAGGACGTCAAGGACCAGCACTTGATGTTTGGTTTCGCGTCGATGGCGGAGATGGACGGCAAGCTGATCATCGACAAGCAGGGCGACATGATCGACCCGGAGGACCTGGAGAAGGCGGCGTACGACTTCGTGCTCTACCACCGCCGGCTCGGCGACATGCACGAGCGCATCGGCGTCGGCGACATGGTCGAGAGCATGGTGTTCACCAAGCAGAAGCAGGAGCTGCTCGGCATCGACCTCGGGGTCCAGGGCTGGTGGGTCGGGTTCAAGGTCACGGACGAGGACCTCTGGAAGCGCGTGAAGGCCGGCGAGCTTCCGGAGTTTTCCATTGGCGGCCGAGCGCTGAGGATGCCGACATGACCATCGGAGAGGACCGAGTCCGCATCAAGTTCAACCCGAGCGACGACTCGCTCGTGGGCCAGATCAAGCAGAAGACCGCGGAGTTAATCGACCTATGTGCTTCGCATAACGTACCACAACACACTCCTAGCGAAGTAACTCGCTTGTGGTCACTGGCGCAGACCCATTACGAGGATGCAGCAATGTGGGCCGTAAAGGCGGCTACGGTTGGCAAATGAGCAACCAAGCGCTGCAGTTCCGGCCCTGCGATTGGCCGGATGACTACCGCTATCGCATGGCGCGCAAGCACGGCAACGGCGACGGCAACTTCGGCTCGCGCGGCCTGGAGCTGACGTACAACGTGCTGGCCATATCCAAGCTGTTCCTCAACGACCCGCCGCGCTGGCTCTCTGGCATGGAGGTGTGCCGTGTGCTCGGGCTGCGGCCATCCACGGCGTACGGGACGCTTGAGCGCATGGAGGCTGCGAACTGGCTCCAGAGCCACCGCAACATGAATCATGATCCTGGCGGTCCTCGGAACTACCGCATCACTGGCCATGGTCACCAGAGTGCGAGTATGGCGCTGGCGTTCCTCAGGGAGGCGTGCACGTGAGGCTGTTGTTTATTGCAATCACGCTGTCGTCGAGCTGGGCGTTGGCGCACGAGGAGATGGGCCCGCGCATCGATGCCTGGGCGAAGAGTCTGCGTAGCAAGAGCGGCGAGTCTTGCTGCGCGGCGGCGGACGGTTGGCGGGCCACCGAGGTCACCTGGGACATTGGCACCGGGCGCTACCGCGTGATGATCGAGGGCGAGTGGCAGGACGTGCCGGATAGCGCCGTGGTCGAGGGTCCGAACCGCGCCGGGTTCGCGATGGTCTGGTGGTATACCCAGTGGGAGGGAGGGGCGCTCAAGAAGCGCATCCGCTGCTTCATCCCAGGCGACGCCAGCTAATCGCCACAGTTACGCCACTCGGGAACCTGTTTTGCCTGTGCTGACGGTGCGCTAGATACCGTCCATGCCGAGGATCCTGCGTTCCCTGCGGATCAATGACGTCAGCGCTGTAGACAAGGGCGCTGGCCGCGCCGTGCGCGTCATGCTGACGAAGCGCGACGGCAACGTTGGCAAGATATGGGACTCGAACGCGGACCTGCCGGAGGGAGTCAAGTCTCTCCCGTCCGCGGCACAGACTGTGTTCAGGCGCGTCGCCAATGACCGCATGAAGGCTGGCGCGGGCGATACCTCGGCGATCAAGCAGGCCTGGTCCGCGGTGAAGAACGGCTGGGATAAGAAGGGCGACACCTGGGTCCGCAAGGTGAAGAACATTGATCAAGATGCCGAGGTGATCGACTTCAACGAGGCGCGCAAGGCGGTCAAGAAGATCGACTTTGACGATGCGCAGGCGGGCGTCGAGGCGCGCGAGGACGCCGGGCACCTGGTCGAGGAAGTCAACGAGGCGATCTGCGCGCTCAACATGTCGATCTGCTCGATCCTGGACGACGAGGACGTGGTCGACAAGTCTGCGGCGATCGCCGAGACGTTCGGCCAGTTCAAGGACCACCTGGCAGGACTCGAGTTCACGGAACACGATGAGGAGGCGGAAGCCATGACCAAGGAAGAGATGACTGCAGCGGTCAACGAGGCCGTCTCCAAGGCAGTCGGCGACAAGAACTCGGAGATCGCCAAGCTGCAGGAGCAGCTGGTGGTCGCCAAGATGACCGACAAGCACCGCGCGTTCTACAACTCGCTCGGCGACGACACCAAGAAGAAGAAGTTCGCCGACGCGAACGACGACGACCGCGACGAGCTGATGAACAGCGCCAAGAAGCGCTATGAGGACGACCCGATCTACAAGTCCCTCAAGGGCGAGAATGAGGACCTGCGCAAGCGGCTGGAGCGGATCGAGGACGAGCGGGAGCTTGAGGTCTGCAAGCGCGAGGTCCGCGAGATGGGCATCCAGGCGGACGAAGCGCCGCAGATCCGTCTCAAGGTCAAGAAGGGCGACAAGGAAGCGCTCGCGGACTGGGACAAGCTCGTCATCAGCACCAACGCGACGCTGCGCAACCAGAACAAGGAGCTCGGCAAGCTCTCGAAGGCCTTCGTCGAGCTCGGCACGTCCCGCGGCGCGGCCAGCGGCGGCTCCGCGATGGAGGAGCTCAACGTGCGGCGCGACGAATATCGCAAGTCGCACCCGGAGCTGTCCATGGAGCAGGCATTTAACAAGGTCTGTGAAGACCCGGCGAACCGCGAGCTGGTGGCGCGCGAGCGCGACGAGCGGATGCTCAAGATCCACGGCCGCGAGGCGGCCTGAGCCGGCGACGAGTTTTTGGATAGGAGGCTTCGATGCCCTACTACGCAATCCCCGGGAGCCAGACGACCATCGCGGCCACCTACAAGACCGCCGCGCAGCTGCAGAACGGCAGCGCCACCGCGGTCAAGCGCGGCAAGGTGTTCGAGCTGCTGCTCGGCGCGAGCGGCAACCCGAACGCGACGGACACGTACCTGCAGTTCGACGTGAGCCGCATCACGGCTACCGGCTCGGGCGCGTTCACCTCGTTCACCCCGACGGCGCTCGACCCCGCCGACTCCGCGTCGGTGCTCGGCGCCGGCGTCAACGCCACGGTCGAGGCCACGCAGATCACGGCGAACTCGAACCTCTTCAACGAGGGCATCAACCAGCGCGCGTCGGTCCGCTGGGTCGCCGCGCAGGAGAGCAGGCGCTCACGCGCTCCCGAGCCGGGTACCGAGATCAGCTCCGCCGGCAAGCGCGTCGTCGT